CATTAGCACCTACAATCTATACATTAACATTAGATGAATGTGTAGCTATGGAATTAGTAGCCCCTTATGAGATCTGCTGTATACCTTTAGAGCTTACAGAAGAGGAAAGAGTAGAGTATAAAAAGGTTAATAATAAATTTGTAGAGCATAAAATGGCCCTAGATCCTGACGCTTTCCAGTTTGCTAAGATAGCTTTAAGCAGTTCAAGTGTTAGTTATGAGATGAAAGCACATGCTGCTGGATTCTATAAAACTATACGAGAACGTAAGAGTATTGTAGATAGAGCTCATAATAAAATAGCTAAGTTTAAAGAGATAGTATATTCTAACTTAGATAAGAAAATTATAACCTTTGGAGGTCTAAATGAATTTACAGATATGCTGGCTGAGAGCGTTTCACCTCTAGCTGAAGTGTATCATAGTAAGATTACAGGAAAGAAGAAGAAAGAGGCTCTAAGACGCTTTAGAGAGGGTGAAGTGAATGTATTATGTTCCACTAAAGCTTTGAATCAAGGATTTGACATACCTAACGCTAATCTAGGGATAATATGTGGGTTGACATCTAAATCATTGTCTATGATACAAAGAGTTGGTAGATTAATTAGATATGAAGAAGGTAAAATAGGTAAAGTATATGTATTATACATAAAAGACTCTCAAGAGGAGAAATGGCTTAAAAATGCAGTATATGATTTAAAGGGTGTAAAGTGGATGTAATAAAAACTTTAATAATAGTAGTAGATATTAATAAATTGTGTATATTTGCATTAATGTTCCGTTCAACTGTAAAAGAATCCTTTATATTATGAAAATAGAAATAGAATTTGATATACTTAGAGACACTAAAATGTCTGCTGATGACTATACCTATTTGTATATTGTATATAAAAAAGGATTTGCTCTGTTAAACAACCTTAATCTTAAACCAGATTTAGAGAAATTGCAACAAGAAGGATATGTAAAGCTTGGTGAGTCTCCTGCTAATCACACGATTAGACAGGAGTTCATCGACCTTTTCATTTCAGACTTTGATGCAATGTTTGCAGAGCTTTGCGGCACATATCCATTTAAAGTTAACGCTCCAAAAAGAGGAGTTAGGGTGCTACATGCAATTGACCCTGACGCAAAATCTAATGTAAAAGCAAAGAGTAAGTATAAAACTATTGTAGGAGGTAAAGCACATAAACATAGATTTATTATGAATTGCTTAAACAAACAATTAATTGTAGATAAACATAATTTAGGTTATTTACAAAATTTAGAAGTGTGGTTGAACAATCATACTTGGGAGAAATATGAAGACTTAAACGAACAACAAACAGAAAATGGAGAACAAGGACAAAGGCCAAGAATTACAAGAACTCTTTAAATCTAGAGGGTTCTCAAGCATAAAAAAATCAGTAGATACATCTGTAAATGAAGTAAGAACAGGGATGTTAGGGAAAAGAAAAGTACTTCCGACTAAATGGAAGCGCTTGAATAAGAATTTATTAGGTGGATTACAGCCTGGTAAAATGTATGTCATCGCAGGAAGGCCTGGGGTAGGTAAATCAGCATTTTCAAATCAACTTATATTTGACTTATTGGACAACAATCCAAGTAAAAAAGTAGTAGTATTATATTGGAGTTTTGAAATGCCTGGCCATCAACAAATACTTAGGGCTGGATCGAAAGATGTTAAGAAGCAAGTGTTGGATCTACTATCTGTAGAGACTAAACTAACAGAAGGTGAGTATGAATTATATAAAGAGAAAGTAGAAGTATATAAGAAATACCCTATTCTGTTTAATAATGTACCTAGAACTATAGAGTATATTAAAGACACATGCGTCGAGATGACTAATGCGTTGCCTGATCGTATGATTATCAATGTATTTGATCATAGTAGATTAGTAGCGGGTAACTACGACAGTGAGTTACAAAAGCTTAATAAATTATCTAAAGGTTGTATGTGGATGCAAGCTAAAATGGGAGTTGTTAATATACTCTTATCACAGCTTAATAGAAACATAGAACAAGAGCACAGAGCTAAAGCTCAATACCAACCATTACTAACAGATTTATTTGGAGGTGATAGTATAGGTCAAGATGCTCATGTTGTTATGATGTTACAACGACCTTATGATTTATATGGAATTACAGAATTATACTGTCAACATGATCCAATAGGATTATTAGCGGTTCATATAGAAAAAAACAGAGATGGTTTATTAGGAATGCTTCCGTTTGAAGCGGATATGAGTACTTTTACAATTAATGAAAGGACTAAAATTTAAATAATTTAAATAAATAAATATGATACTATCTATAATTACATACTTCTTACTATTTATATCAATTACAATAATTGTAATTAGTTATATTAAAGGAAGTGGACGTTCTAAGAGGAACTTAAACTTATTAAACAAAATGAATAAAATAAATGAGAATGAAATTACCAACTGAAAAGGTAAAGGCTAGCCGTAAATCGCCAAAGAATATGATAATATATGGAGCACCTAAGATAGGTAAGACTTCAATATTAGCAGAACTTGATGACTGTTTAATAATTGATCTAGAAAATGGATCAGATATGATAGACGCATTAAAAATAAAAGTAAATAGTTTAGCTGAACTTGCAGAAGTAGGTAAAACTATTATGAAAGAAGGAAGACCATATAAATATATTGCTATTGACACTATCTCTAAATTAGAAGAATGGTGTGAAGCAGAGGGTAAGAAAATTTATATGAAAACTCCTATGGGTAAAAACTTTGATGACAAAAACCCTGGTATGTCAATTCTATCATTGCCTAATGGCGCTGGCTATTTATATTTAAGAATGGCCTATAAGAAATGGATAGATAACTTGAACAAACTAGCGGATCATGTTATATTAGTTGGACACTTAAAGGACAAAATGCTTGAGAAGAAAGGTAAAGAAGTTGCAGTAAAAGATATTGACCTTACTGGAAAGATTAAGCAAATAACTTGTGCAAACTCAGATGCAGTTGGTTACATATACAGAGAAGATGATAAAACTATGGTTAGTTTTGACTCTTTAGATGATATTGTTGCTGGCAGTAGATGTGAACACTTAAAAGGTAAGACCATGCCTTTAGAATGGTCAAAAATATTTATAGATTAATTAAACACAAACAAAATGACGATTAAAGCAAGAACAGCTGTTAGCGTAGAAAAAGCTACGGTAACCCCAGAGACAATCTCTGTAAATGACCTGCTAAAAGATTTAGCAAACGGCATAGGAAAAAAAGGAATGTGCGATAAGTACAATGTAAAAAAATGGGAGTTAGATGAAGTTTTTAAACATCCTGCATTAAAAGGTAAAAGACCAGCTCATGTTAAGAAACTTTCTTTTACATTTGTAGACGATACTGGGGAACAATCTATAGAAGTTACTCCTAGTGATTTAATTTCTGAAACATTCCCACATAGTATGGATGATGTATGTGATGAGCCGATTATAGATCCTAATCAGGTAACTTTAGAACAGGCTATAGATGAAGCTATTGAGTCAGTTGGAGAGATTAAAACTCAAATGCAAGAAACTCAAGATGCTATTATAGATATGCTGAGTCCTACAGAGACTGAAACTCCAGAAGAAACAATAGCTACAGAGTATGACAGTGAAGAGTTAGACACTGATGATAGTGGATTAGAGATTCCAACTTTATCAGATACTATGGAGTTAGTAGAAGAGCAAGAGATAGAAGCTGGGACAGAAGAAGAAGTAGTAGAAGTAGAAGAAGATGAATTCGATTCATTTCAATTATAAACCAATAAATAAATAAATAGATATGGCAATTAAAAGCAACGCAAGTACTGAAGCAGTACAAGGACAAGGAATGAAATTATATTCAGGTATTTCTAATTTTAGTGTTATCGCAGTAAATCCAACAATGGACGAATTACATGCATTAGACATTAAGGTTAAATCTGAACCTAATTATCAAGTGTCGTTTAACAACATAGATTACAATAAAGTTGTACTATGGGTTAAGAATGAAGATATATCAACTAGAGTAGAGATCTTATTAGCTGGAGAACATAGAGTTTCTAAAGCAGGTAAGAAACAATGGATTAATTCTTTTGGTCAAACTACATGGTCTGATGATGCACCAACATACGAATGGTGGAAGAAAGATGGTGAAAGACCAGCATATATAGGAGAAGAAACTTTGATCTTCTTTACTAAAGCATGGGCTAATGTAGCAGCAGGAGATGAAGTAACTTTTGAGACTATGAAAAATATAGCTAATGGTGATGTAAAAGAAGTTAAAGCTCTTGTATCTATATTAAAAGATAATCAAGTTAGATTATTAGTAGGAGTTAAAGATGATAAATACCAAACTATATACAATAAACAATTTGGTAGAATCAAACCACAAAGAGATGATATGTTCATTAAAATGTTGAAAGATGATTATGGTACATTTAATGCAGACTTTAACGCAGATCTTAAATGGGGAGAGCATGTACCAACAGTTGATCTAGTAACTCCAGATGCCTTAAATGAGGATGATGACTGGACTATGCCAGAAAAACCAATGAGTGAAAGACAAAAAGTAGAAGAGGCTGATCCGTTTAGCTAAACATGATAAAAGCTAGAAGCAGTGATGACTATTTACACACCGATGTCATACTTAGAGAAATCTCTGAGTATGACATTTTTGTGTATTATTGTCCAAGCTTTAAACAATTAGGTAAACCTTTCTGTAGTGAGTTAAGACAGGATAGAAAACCAACTGCATCTATCATTTCCTGGAAAGGGAACCTATTGTATAAAGACTTTGGATGTTCAGAACATTCGTTTAGCTGTTTCAGATATGTAATGTATAAATATACATGTGATTTTATATCGGCTTTGAAAATTATAGACTGCGATTTTAACTTAAATTTAAATTCTCGTAAAGAAGAAACTTTATTTACTATGGGGGTAATGGGTTTAAGACAAAAGCAACCTAAGATAGTAGAAACATTAACAATTATAAAGAAGAAAAGACGGCCTTTTTCGGAAGAAGATGGAAAGTTTTGGTCAAAATACTTTATTAGTAAGAAAATATTAGTTAGATTTGGCGTCGAACCAATAAGCCATTACTGGGTGAACCAAAACAGATTCAGTTGCAAGTCAATTACTTATGCCTTTAAATTAGGCAAGCGCTTCAAAATCTATGCTCCTTTAGAGTTAGATTACAAATGGAGCAGTAATACAAAATCTACTGATATACAAGGCCTCAAACAACTACCTAATACAGGTAAACAGTTGTTTCTTACCTCTTCTTTAAAAGATGTTATGTGTCTCTACGCTGCAGGTTATAGCGCAATCGCTTTTCAAAGCGAAATGCAAAATCCTGAAGAAAAATTAATGAAAGACCTACATGATAGATTTGAAGAAATAGTTGTTCTCTATGACAATGATTATGATAATGAGAACAACCCTGGACAAACTATGGCCAGGAAAATCTGTGAAAAGTTTAATCTACGTAATATATGCATCCCAGAGAAGTACAGGTCAAAAGACCCGTCTGATTTGGTGAAGAATGTTGGCTCACTTAACATTTTAAAACATATAATATATGAACAGACAAGATGTAATTGAATTTCTGAGATCTAGGACAGGTTATTTAAAGAAAGGAAACAAATGGATAGCTGATAAGCTTAACATTGATTTAGAGCTAGCAACTGAATGTAAAAAAGAAGTAGCAGCGACTGATTACCAAAAGTGCAAAGATAATGTGCAAGAATTCACAAATGAGAATATAAATGAGATACATGATAACGGCTTTAAACAGCATTTGTCACAGATCGGACTAAAACTAGAAGATGTAAAATCTGTAAAGTTTTGGCAAACTAGCAAAGGTGATAGTAGATACTCAGTAGTACCATTGAATCAATGGCATGAGTTAAACTCAGAAAAGAACGCATTTCTGGACGCAGTAAAACAAAAGTCACCAAAAGTCAGTAAATATTCTTATAAACCTAAAACAAGTCCTTCATTGGGTGTATTATCCTTACCGGATATACATTATGGAAAGATTACGGGCGAAGGTCCGGAAGCAATAGAAGAACACTATATGCAAGTAATAATGGAACTATGGGAGAAAGCAAAAGGATCTAACATAGAACAATTATTAATGCCTATAGGTAATGATGGTATGAATTCGGAAGGCCTAAGCAAGGCAACTACAGCAGGAACACCGCAAGATGATTATATGGGATGGAGACAATCTTTTAGAGGCTATTGGCAACTAATGGATACAGCTATCACATGGTTATCTAAAAGAGTTCCGGTTAAAGTTGTTATTGTACAAGGTAATCATGACTTTGAACGAATGTTCTATGTAGGGGAATTATTAGAGTCTAGATACGCTAATAACCCTAACATTGACGTAGACAATTCACTTGATGAGAGAAAGTACTACCAGTATGGAGCAAATATGTTCTTAAATTTCCACGGAGATAAAGTAAAAAGGAATAATATCCCTTTACTTATGGCTACTGAGGAACCTTTAATGTGGAGCAATACTAAGTTTAGAGAAGCTTTAGTAGGGCACATACATAAAGAATTAGTAGATGAAATCATGGGGACTAAGGTTAGACATATTCCAAGTATATGTGGTAATGATGAATGGCACAAGGGTAGAGCATATGTAGGAACTCAACGTGTCGGACAGATGCATATTTATCACTTTGAACGCGGGTACGAAGGAATGTTTCAAGTAAATGTTATCGACTAATGGCGTGGAAAGGGAAAAGGAAAGGCAAATCAATGATCAGATCAAAAAAGGCCTTTTATAATGGGATAGAATTTCAATCTTTATTAGAAAAGAAAATGTATCAATTACTACACGAACAGGAAATACCTGTAGAGTATGAAGAACATTCCTTTACTATATTTGATGCGTTAGTATATCCACAAGCATGCTATGAAGGAACCGCAAAAAAGCTGTATAATAAAGGATCTAAAGTTAGATCTATAAATTATACACCAGATTTTGTAGACCCTAATGGTAAATGGATTATAGAAACTAAGGGCTATGCAAATGAATCTTTTCCTTTAAGATGGAAGTTGTTTAAACGGCATCTTAAAGAAAATAACCTGGCTTATGTCTTATTTATGCCAAGAAACAAGATACAATGTTTAGAAGTACTAGAATTAATAAAACAATTATAAATCAAAGGGATCCGAAAGGGTCCCTTTTAAATTAAACAAAAAATGGGAAATTTAATAAGTCCGTGCTGTGGGGCAAATTACACAGATAATGATGATGGGCGCAGTTATTGCTGTGGCTCAATCATATCCCAAGAATTTTGTACAGAGTGTAGAGAGCACGCAGAACCTGCAGAAGGATTTGTATGTGAAGACTGTGAAGAATTCTTTGAAGAACCCGAATTAGATTATGAATATGCAGATAGAATGCATGATTCCTTTTTAGAAGATCGTATGGATGAAGAAAAGCTAGGTCTATGATAGAAGAGATTACTAGAAAGTCTATGCTTATAAGGCCTTCTGGTAGATCCACAGACTTTATAACACCAAGTTTTGGTTATGGTTGTTTATATAACTGTTCTTATTGTTACATGAAAAGACATAGACCAACAGGTCTTACTGTAGCAACTAACACAGGAGATATACTAACAGCTATAAACAATCACGCTTTCTTTACCCCGGTAGATAAACCTAATCAAACTCATGCAGACTTTACAACATATGATATAAGTTGTAATGAAGATTTTTGTCTTCACGCTAAGTATCATCAGTGGGAAGATATATTTGAGTTCTTTAGAGATCATCCTATAGCAATGGGATCATTTGCAACAAAGTTTGTAAATAAGAAATTGTTATCTTTTAATCCTGAAGGTAAAATACGTATTAGATTTAGCCTTATGCCCCAACATAAATCAACTTTACACGAGCCTAACACTTCTCTTATATTAGAAAGGATACAAGCTATAGATAGATTTATAGATGCAGGCTATGACGTGCATGTAAATTTTAGTCCTATCATTGTATATGATGGGTGGCTAGAGGACTACAAGTATTTATTTGAATTACTAAATGTTTATGTACTAAATAAAGATATAGTGCTTTCAGAATGCATATTTTTAACACACAACTTTAAGAAACACACAGCTAATATGTTTGCTAACCCAGCAACAGAGGAAGACCTTTGGGTGCCGAGGAAACAAGAAGCTAAGATTTCACAATATGGTGGAGAAAATGTACGCTACAAACTTGGACTTAAGTCTGAGTACATACGAGAATTTACACAATTACATAACCAAATTATACCTTGGAATACTATAAGGTATATATTTTAAAACAATTAAACATGAGAAACAATCAAGATCAACTCTCTAGAATATCAAAGACATTGATATTTTCAGAGCCTTTCTACGGTATCTTTCTTATTGGACTACAAAAAGAGTTCACTAAGAGTTGTCCTACCGCAGGTGTAGGAAAACACGGTATTGGGATGAGACTAGTTATTAACCCGGACTTCTTTGGAGATCTAAGCGAGCCACATCAACAAGGCTTGTTAAAACATGAGCTATTGCATATAGCTTTTGGGCATATTATACTAGCAGATAGGTATCCTAATAAAAAGCTTTTTAATATTGCGGCAGATATAGAAATCAACCAATATATTGATGAGCACATGCTCCCGCCAGGCGGCTTAAAGAGAGACTCTTTCCCCGGTATATTTTTACCAGAGAAAGCAGGTACTAAAGTATATTATGATATACTTAACCAAGAATGCGATGGTAATGGCGGGTCAGGTAACGAAGAACTTGACAAGTTATTAAAGGAAATGGACGGTGAAAGCCAATATTGTCACAAAAGCTGGGATGAAATCAGTGAGTTACCTGAAGCAGAGAAGAAGCTTGTACAAAAGCAATATGAGCATCAGATGAAACAGACCGCGGAAGATATACAAAAGAAATGTGGTACAATTCCTGGTGAGCTAGCAGAGATTATTGAAAGACTATTTACTATAACGCCTCCTAAATTCAATTGGAAGCAGTATCTTAAAAGGTTTATTAATAACGCATCTAAAGTCTATACTAAAAAGCTTAGGAGAAAGAATAACAAACGCTATACTGGTAACCCGGGCCTTAAGATTAAACACAGGAACCACGTGCTAGTAGGTGTTGACACTTCTGGATCTGTAAGTAGTACAGAGCTTATAGAATTTATGAACGAGTTAACACATATGTATAAAACTGGTAATGAAATAACTGTTGCACAGTTTGACACACAGTTAACAGATGTATCACCATTTAATCCTAAAGAGAATTGGGAAATTAAAGGTAGAGGTGGAACTCATTTTCAGGCCGTGGTAGATCACTACAATGACCCTAAGACTAAATACTCTGCTTTTATCTGTCTAACAGATGGTGAAGCTCCTAATCCTGAGAACTGCCCAAGAAATGCACTATGGGTACACAGTAGTTATTCTAGTATTAACGAAGATTTACCCGGAATTAAAATTCAACTAAACTAAAATTAATCAATTAAACACAAAAATTATGAATGAAGTAAATTTAAACATCGATGAATTAGAAGGTTTCGTAGACCACATCATCACAAACAATCGTCACTTACAAAGCCAGGGTAAGAAGCCTGTAGCAATAGAAGTTGTAGGTGAGTCAGGTATTGGTAAAACAACCAGTATTATGGATATGACAGCTAGACACGGACTAGACTTTGTTAAGTTAAACTTAGCACAGATCGAAGAATTAGGCGATTTAGTAGGGTTTCCTATTAAACAATTTCAAATGTGGAAAGAAAAAGATGGTAAAAAGATTGGAAAATGGATAGACGAAGTAGCAGTTAACGACCATTCTAAACTAGGATTTCAAACTACAGGTAAGAGTAGAATGTCTTATTCAGCTCCTGAATGGATTGCGGATAAGAAAGCCGGTGGTGTATTATTATTAGATGACTGGAATCGTGCAGACACTAGATTCATCCAAGCATGTATGGAATTGGTAGATCGTCAAACTTACATTTCATGGACGTTACCTAAAGATTGGCACATAATCTTAACGGCAAATCCAGATAACGGAGATTATATGGTGAACTCTGTTGATTCTGCGCAGAAAACTAGATATATCTCAGCTAACTTAAAGTTTGATATAAATGTATGGGCTCGTTGGGCGGAAGAGAATTCAATAGACACTAGATGTATTAACTTTTTGTTGATGCATCCAGAACTAGTTACTCAAGAAACTAATGCTCGATCTATTTCAACGTTCTTTAACAGTATATCAAGCATACCTAAGTTCGAAGATCAATTGCCTTTAGTACAAATGATTGGTGAAGGCTCAGTGGGAAATGAGTTTGCGTCTATGTTTACTACATTTATCAATAATAAGTTAGATAAATTAGTGACTCCACGTGAACTAGTTACCGGTCCTGAAGAAGTATTACTAGAGATGAGAGAGTGTATTGGTAAAGATGATTCTTATAGAGCGGATATAGCAAGTTTATTGGCTACAAGGGTAGCTAACTTTGCTGTTGCGTTTTCAAAAACGGACACAGTAACTGCAAAAATACAAGAGCGTCTCGTTAAGCTGTGCACTTTAGACTATTTAACTGACGATTTAAAGTATTTAGTAGTGAGAACTATATTCAATGGTAATAAGTCTAAGTTTAATAAAATGATGATGAATCCAGCTATCATTAAAATGACTATTAAGTAATGGCCAGTAAAAGTGTACACCAACAAGAACTCCCCGATCAGTTATTAACTGATTTGGGGTTCACGGATGCGGTAGAGGTTGGGTTTATGTTAAAGAATCTAGATATAGAAGAAATAATACTATCTGAATCGTTAACTCAATTTGATAAAGTAAAAGATCTTTTAAATACAGAAACAACTTCTGATTTAAATCAAGTTAAAAGAGCTTTTGTTTTACCTATGCATAATGTATCGACTGATAGATTAAAAGCAGCGCTTAAGGAGCATAAGATTTCTATCACTAATGATTATGAGAAAGCTGATTTTATTATTCCTCATACTAATTTTTATGATAATTATAGTCAAGTAGATCATATTCCACAAACTAAGTTAATGTTTAAACTTACTAATGGATATTTTTGTAATGTCCATAGACAGTCTGTTATAGATTATCATGAAAAGACTGAAAATGATGTTATTTTAGATAAAAGATCTCTAGGAGATAGTTACCAATATAATATAGATTATGAAAGCGCTCCGTATGATAGCTATTGTTTTAGTAAAATGGCCTTAATATTAGCTGATCTAGTTGATAAGGGGGAGTTACAAGTTATTGAGACTGACACTATTCTTAATCAATCAGCTAATAGAGTTCCTATGACTAAAGAGTTAATGGAAGATCTTCAAAAGATGTGTGATAGTTATAACGCTTCTGATGAGGAAATAGAAATGGCTGGTAAAATAATACCTACTATAGATCCAGAAGGAGAGCCTTATTTACTATATACATCTGCGGTACAGTTTTTAGATAGTGTTTCATATAAATATAATAGGAATAAGGATGTAATGTATTGGATGGAAAAGCATAGGGTTCATTATTTATCTAGAATGAATGCTGAGGAAGCTATTAAACATTTTGATGATATAGGAATATTAGATTCAAGATGCTTTAGAGCTTTAGAAGTAAAATGTAGAAACGAAATACAAATCTATAATAGAGAATTGTATACCTTTAAAGTTCAAGTTAAACCTGAGTACAGGCAGTACATGCAAGACTAACTGTGAAGAGTTGTTTGTGTGCAGCTCGTGTTTAATTGATTGCATATATGGGAGGAGGACCCTAACGAATAAGCTGCACATAAGAGGCAGACCGGTAAACTGGGCACCTCCCTTATATGTTTAACCGTAATAAAATAAAATAATATATATATATGACAACAGAAAAAACGGGTACCGTCGCCCTTATAGACGGAGATAGTCTTATTTACTTTGAAATGGGTAAAGAAACTTTAGAGGAAGCCTTAATAGGTATAGATACCAGGATACATACAATGTTAGAACAGTGTGAAACTAAAAAATATGCGGGATTTCTTACTCAAGGAAAATGCTTTAGATATGATAGAGCAACAACCAGGCCTTACAAAGGAAATAGAAAGTATGGTGATAAACCTATTATATTCCCAGCAATTAAAGAGTATTTAAAACAAAAATGGGGATTTACTTATATGACTGCGTTAGAGGCAGATGATCTTGTAGCTATATATAGAGAAGATTGTGAGTATTCTATTATATGTTCTCCAGATAAAGATGTTTTAAAACAAGTAGACTCAGTGCATTTTAATTACAGAACTGCTGAAAAGATTGGGACTACTAAAATGGATTCAGAAAAATTCTTGTGGAAACAAATGCTAATGGGTGATAGTACAGATGGAATTCAAGGTATCCCTAAAGTAGGTGAGAAGACCGCTGATGCAGCATTGAAAGGAGTTAATGTTAAAGAAATGCCAGCTCTTGTTTTAAATAAGTATATTGAAAAGTTTGGTACTCATGAAGGAGTTCATAAATTCTCTGAAACTTTTAAACTTGTATATATATTAAAAACTAAAGAAGAAGCATATCTAGAAACTGGAATAGCTTTACCAAATTTAATAATCAGTGAGTTGCCAGAACCTGAAGTAGAATCTAATACTGACGATTTATGGGCATAAAAGTAAAAGATATAACCTTTACGGCTGTTGACGCTTTGTCATTTAAAATTTCTGGATATACTAAAGATATTGAAGAGTATAAAGAAGGAACTAAAATAAAAGCGTTAAAAGGGCCAAATGGAATACACTTAACATTAGGATTAGCAGTTGAAGTAGATAGAAATTGGTACATAATAAATTCTATAAAAGCAAATAACAGATTTAAAAATACAACTTACATACTATCTATGGCAGATAGAACAAAAAGCTCTACGTTCTTAATGCCTATGATAGGAGGAGACAGATCATTGTATTTTTGGGAGTCTTTATTTGTAAATTGTCATCTATATTTAGATAATGATGTCTATCATATGGCTTTAGTATATAGATTTTCATCTGACCCTTTATTTGTAAAATTTGAACAAACTATAAAACAATTTGAATCCTTTGTTAAAGTATTAGACCCGGATCCTTATTATGTAGTGTTTATTCTTAAAGTACCAAAGAACCAAGCTACTAATTTCAAGAAGTTTATGAAAGGTCAATACTCTAAATTATCTGCAAGATATAAAGATGCTATAGAAGATTTTCATAACTTTAGTCCAACTGGTACAATTATGCAAGTGTTGCACAAATTAGCTCCAAGAAAGAAACTCTTAGAAAGTCTATTAGACTGTGATTTAGCAGATGATGCAGAATTATTAAGTATCATAGACTTAGAAAAAGAGATTTTAAACATGGAAAATTATATTAAAAAAACTAAATATATAGGATTATGAAAATAGGAAAATATGTAAGATTATTTAAAACTACACCGCATCACCCTCAAGGTGTGCTTGGTACAACGTACAAAATAGTAGAAGTATTAAAGACAGAGATAAAATTATGTACGGAGGGTACATATTGTTTTTATACTCATCCAGATAACGTTATACAATTAACCGATGAAACCGTAGAGAGATTTAAAAAAGAGAATAAAACAGAGAGCGAGGTATTTGCAACCAATTTAGATGCAATTATAAAGGAAATATCAGATCTATTAAAAAGTAAAAACAAAGCATATGGGAACAGTGCATTAAAGCCAGCTAAGATTTTTAGTCAACTTGATGCAACTGAATCTTTATGTTCTAGAATAGATGATAAACTGATGAGAATAAAGAATCGTGGAATCAACGATGCTACAGAGGATACTGTAGATGATTTAATAGGCTATTTACTGTTGTTAAAGATGTCTATGTAAAACTGAAGAGGGGGCTTTCGCCCCCTTTTTTTATAAGTTTAAGAACCACTGGTATTTTTCCTTTGGAGATTGTGTTGTTCTAAGACCTCTTAATACCGGCATTAAATCTTCAACATCTTTTCTTATTTTTCTATCACCTTTTTTAAATCTACCTGTATTTCTTTGATAGAATATTTTTTTGTCAGCTATAGGTATACCAATACCATTCATAAGTTCATTTCCTATATGGTCAATTAAATTACCTGCTTGCTCTATAGGCCTAAGTGTTGCTGAAGGTGATTTTAAAATTCTAAATGCTTCTTTAGTCCCAACAATAGGAGTCCACTGTAGTATTTCTGTTTCGTATCTTTTAGCTTGATATAACATAAAATTAGATAAATAAGTTTCTTCATCATCATCTAAGTTAGATAAGGCTGCTACTAATGCCATAGCTGCAATTAAAGAAGATAGTTCTACCATTGTACGTTTAACATTTTGCTGTTCCATAAGAGACATATTATTATATACACCTACTGGAGATTTTAGACCACCTACAACAGATTCACTTAAAAGATTAAAGAATGATACATACATACCTTGTGTAACTGCCCCCATTTCCTCATCAGTATGTATAGTAGACCCTGTAAATCCTCCGTGGCCGTATCTTCTTCGTATACCAGGCACTACCCAACTACGAAAAAGCCCTAACATTTTACCATACCAAGATTTACTTAATATTGGAGAATCAAATTTACCTTTAACTTGATTTGTTCTTCTACCCAACCCTCTTAATAAATGTATAAAATCAGATTTATTAAAATTAGCTACTTCTTTATTCACAGACATGAAACCTTTTTTATCTACTTCTAACATATCATATAGATTGGCAGGTTTACCATCTTTCATTATAACTTTACCATCTTTATCTTTTAACTTCCCTTCTAAATTTTTCATAAGAGCTAACATACGTTTACTAGCTAACTCGTGTTCTACAGCTTGCTGCAATACCATTAAATTTCCTGTATCTAATGCTTTACGTAATTTAGACCCTACTAGCTTATTACCTTCTCTGTCTGTAAATTCTGTTAATGCATCAAACATTTCTAATGCTTTTCCTAGTTTTGTATCAGGAGCAAAGTTCCCTACGTCACTAAGTGCAGCTCCTTCTCCCCAGTACTTTTGAGTAGCCCAAGCTAGATCAGATTTAGTTACAAACTGACCTGCTACACTTTCTCCAAGTAAAGATATATTATCTAAAATAAACTGATTACCACCTTGAAGTACATTAAGAGCCAATGTATTCATAGCTACATACTGATTTATAGATCCTGCAGCCTGCTCTAAATTTATAGTTTTACCAAATACATTCACATCAGTTCTGTAGGAAGTCTCTCCAAACATTACCATGTTTATCCACTCATTTAAATGTTTATATGTGTAAGATTCTCCTGGCTTTGTTATTGGCATTTTAACTCCTAATTTTTCTGCAATAGCACTTACATAAGCTCTACCTGAAGCGTCTACCTCTATAGTTCCTCTCTTTTCTATTATATCTCTAAAAAGCATAACTTGTCCTACAATTTCAGATTTAGTTTTAAAGTTGTGAGCCATATGTCTAAATCTATATAAACTACTTGCTATATCTTTAGATACATCTTTAGAAGACACTAAATTAGTATATCTAACCGGTATATTGCTTTGCAGCTCTCCAGTAGCATTATCATATATAGCCATTTCATCTGCCGTTTCAGTAAGACTAAAACTATCCTCTAACTTATCTTTAATTGCAGTGTATGCGCCTTGCTCTTTAACTCTATCTATCCCTTCTTTTCTAATAGATGGCATTAAATATGAAAAATTATCCCAACTGTTCTTTTCCATACGTTTAGTTCCTACCATTTTATGTCCTTTTTGAAACTCTTCTAATACAAAGTCATAATACTTTTTCTTTTTAGGATCGTTTTGTATTGCAGCATATTTAGGATTGGCGTACTTAGAAGCTTTAGGTTTAACCCATTCACCTCTAGGAAGCTTACCTAGCATATTGTTAGCTAAAGTACTTCTTAATTTTTTTATTTTAAGCTCTTGATTAACAGCTACATCTGTAGAATTTGAAGAATCTATTATACTTTGTGCTGTTTTTATTTGCTTCTGTATACTATCTCTTATGTCTTGCCACCCTTCTACAGGTTCAGTATTCTCATTTAAGAATTTAGCTTGATCTGCAACATATCTTTTACCATTATTAGATTTATAAAATTTAGAGTTAGCATCTTTAAAATCAGACTGATCATTAAAATCTTTTCTTTGGGGTTTATTATATTGTTCTGCTAATCTTGCATACTCTTTTCTAATATCAGAATAATATTGATCAGCTAATAAAGGTTGTACTAAAGTTAGTACTTTTATAGTAGAAGTCTCTTTTTGTTGAGATTTATCAGAAAAATATTGATCATCTCTAACAGTCATTTCTATTTCTTCTAAAAACGGATCATTTAAACCTTCAATATCAAATTGATTTTGGCCTTCTGCCATTTCATTATACTGAAATATTAAATCAGACTTAAACTTCCTAGTCATATCATTAGACTTAAGATTAGCTTCACCTACTGCTTTAACAAATAACTGTAAAGCAGATTCACTAGAATATATCATAGGATCCATTAAATATGAAAATCCTGATTTATCTTTTTGTGCCTCTCTTAACTCTTTTACAAGCATTGATCTATGAGGAATCATTTTATTCTTAAGAGATTCTATTTGCATATTAGCTAATGCAGCGTCAAACTCTTCTTGAGTGTAGTCTTTGTTATCAAACTTTCTTTTAGCTCTTTTATACTCAGTAGTGTTTTTAACTTCTTTCATGTTCATACTACTCCTTATAACTCCTTTTTTTAAATTATCTTGGATGTTTTGTATAAGAGACTGAAGTTCAACATCAATATTTTTATTATGGAATCCTAATAAAGACTCAGCTATAATAGGTACTACTTCATAATCAAAATCTTCTTTCAGTTCTTCTACTTCCTCTAATACTGCATTTAATTTCTCTTCTAAGGTATTAAAAGCACCTACACTTAAAACTTGACCTGAACGTTTTTTTCTTTTTACTAAATGCTTAATATCAGAAAGAACATCTAATCCATCTAGATTAACTTTCATAGAATACATTAAATTTAAGTTCTTATAGCTAGATTGTTCTTTAAAATCAACATTACCATTTTCATCGGTTAAATTCATGATGTCATTAAACTGCTGTTTAGTTTCTAGCATAGTAGCAGTAGTAGCATCTACAAACTTTACAAAATCTTCAACTCTATCAACTTTAATTAAAGATGCTTCTAATTTTTCTAACTTAGGGAGTAAAACATCTTGCTCTTCTTGTGGTAATTTTTTAATCCTAGCAAGGTCTGCTTTAATCTTTACTTTAAGTTGTATTGTTATCTCTTCTAACTTCTCTTGATCTCTAGTCTTTTTTTGAAACTGTGTGTACCCACTTATAGGATTAACCATTTCACCAGCTCTAAGATCTTTAGCAAACATCTCTTGTGCTAAGATAGCAGCTGTGTTAGGAGTAGTAACAAGTCCTAGCTTATTTAACATTTTAGAGAATGCTCTAAAAATCTTATTTAGCATTTGTTGTATAGGACTAGGATTCTTTCTAGTTATTTTAGCCCCTTCAATACCAATTGCTGTTGCTAAAACTTCTTTATCTAATCTTTCTCCTTCCAGTTCCGGGTATTTATCAGCTACTTTATTGTATAACTCTGTACCTTTAAGTTCTTCAAAAGCCTGAATAATAACAGGGTTATCTGCGCCTAACATATCTATATATGCGTGACCAAACTCATGATACACTGTATCTTCTGTTGTTAAATCTGTATTAAAGGTTACAACAGGAGAGTTAGAGTCATCAGACTTTTCTATAGATCCTAGAGAATCCATTTGATTATCATATACTACATCTACAGATACTCCGGCCTTAGCAAAAGATTCTTTTAAATGGTTTGACTTTTTTTGTACCTCAGCTCTTTCTTCTCTTGCCTGCTCAGAATATTTACTTTCATTACGATTCTCTCTTCTAATAGCTTCAGAAACTCTTGTGTCTTCTTGTGATGCGGCCGTTAAACCTGCTACGGTTCTAACATAAGTGTCTAAATCATTTTGAGTTTTATATACTAAATCAGCTCTAGTTCCTCCTTCATTTACTATGTTTTTTAAAAGTTCTTCATTTATATTAACTACATGTAACTCTGCAGACTTAGAATATATATTTTCTTGAGTCATTTTTATATACTCAGTGTCTATTAATCCAGGGTAACGATTGTTTATATTTTCGATCTCCCTAAGACTTGACTGTACATTAGCTTGAGTTAAGTAAATAGAACCTCCCTTTTTAGTAGCTATTCCGTGAGACTTTAAAATTTTGTATACTGCATCCACACTTTTCTTTTGAGGAGCTATATTATCCATATACCCAAAAAGCTCTGTATATAACACACTTTCTACTCCATTCTTATAATACTTACACTTCATATATATTTAGTTTTATATTTTACAAAATTGTTCAATTACATCTCTAACAGGTTTTAAAACAAATTCAGGCATTGAATTTATTTTATTGTTAGCTACAAACCTACCTTCAGCTGTTTTTGGTGATATAGCTTTACCAGGTCTATTAAACATAGAATCTTGAAAACCTTGAGTAACTCCTACTTCACTTAACTTTCCAGGAAGACCTGCTAATTGAAGTTGTTGATACCCAGCTATACCTGCAGAACTAATTGATGTTCTTACATATATCATAGGGTCTGACATTGGAGGATTTGTAATAAAATAATCTGTAAACTTTAAATTTGTATCAAATACAGTACTATCATTCTCAGTAAAAAACACTGTTTCTTTAAATGCCATTTTGTTTTTCTTATTTCTGAATTTACCTTCTTTATAAGGAACTGATGGTAATAAAGGAAATCCTCCAGGTTTTAATGTTCCAAAATTCCTTACAAATGTATGCATAAAATCTGTATTTGTAAAGTAATTTGTTGTTTTTGATTCTTCTGCTGCTTGCAAATAGTAAGTTACAGGAGAATCTTGGTTTTCAAATAACATATTTGTAGATAAGAATTGTGATGGAATAAGATCCATATAAGTACCGGCCCCAAGAGTAAATCCTTTAGTATATAATTGGTTTGCAACTATAATTTTAGCAAATTGTTTTATCTCGTTTAATTCTTCTATGTTGTTTTTATCGTTTGCGTATCTTCCAGGATTAGTAATCATAGTTAATAGTGCGTTAGATATAACGTTTTTACTATTTGCAGAAGATTCTAATAAAGTTTCCATTTTAATTAGATGTACCCCATTCTTTTTTTCTTGATTAAACACATCAGGCTTTAGTAACTCTACAAACTTATTAGTAGCTAATTTAGGATACTTAATTTTAATGTTGTTTAACTTAGTAATAATATTATTTGTAGGATTAGTATATAAAGACTCAAAAGTTTTCTTAGATATAAGTTTACTTTTTACAAAAGGACTTTCAGGCCTAGTCATCATATCTAAAAATAACATTTTGTCTATAAATTTATGCTGATCTTTATTTAAAGAATGCTGATTAATGCCTTTTTTAAGTCTGTTTTTAAAATTATAAAAGGAAGGTCTATTATTTATAAACCCAATATTTTCTCCTGCTTCTAACATTGTATCTAATATACCTCTATAGGATAAAGCTATTGCATTTAATGGATTTTTAT